GTGAAAATGGTTATCTCAGGAACTAAATTCCACTATGGAAGGGCTCTTGTTTCTTACAATCCCTTTACTCGTGGAGATCAAGTTACTGTAGATCGTTCCTTCATTCAGCAGGATCTTATTCAGGCGTCCCAGAAACCTCACTTTTTTCTTAATCCTACGAAGAATACAGGTGGTGAGCTTTGCTTGCCTTTCTTTTACGACAAGAATTTCTTGGACATTCCTGCTGCTGATTGGAGGGATATGGGAGAGATTACAATCAGTTCATTCGATAATCTCCTTCATGCAAATGGTGGTAATGATCCTGTCACTGTCACCATTTACATTTGGGCTGAAGATGTTGTTCTTACTATGCCCACTTCTTCTGATCCTCCTCTTGTCTCTCAAAGTGGTTTGGCTTCTAAGCCAAAGCCTTTGAATGGAGGTGATGAGTACGGTTCTGGTATTATTTCGAAACCAGCTTCTGCTGTTGCTAAAGCTGCTGGGTCATTGTCGAACTTACCAGTCATTGGACCGTATATGACTGCCACTAAAATTGCTAGTGGCGCTGTTGCCAATATTGCCAAGATTTTTGGATATTCACGTCCAAATATCATCACTGATATTGTCCAAACTAAGCCTTCACCAGCGGGTAATCTTGCAAATATTGATGCAGCTGATGGCGCTATGAAGCTAACTTTGGATAGTAAGGCGGAGGTAACTGTCGATTCGAGAGTTACCGGACTAGATGGAACAGATCAAATGGGAATCTCGGATTATGTTATGCGAGAATCTTATTTGACCTCTTTTGTCTGGTCGCCCGATCAGAATCCAGATACTTTGTTGTGGAATACACGTGTGTTGCCCATGCAATTGGATAATGTTGATGATGAGATCCACATGACGCCTTTGGCGCATATGGCATCAATCTTTGACAAATGGCAAGGGTCAATTAAATTTAGATTTCAGGTAGTTAAGAGTGACTTCCATAAGGGTCGTATCCTAGCAAGGTGGGACCCTAATAGCTTCACTTCTTCTGTAGATTATAATACCAATTACTCACGAGTTATTGATATTGCTGAAACAGATGATTTTGAAATTATTATTGGTTGGGGTCAATCTGAACCCTGGAAGGATTGTGGTACGCCATATTCTTCAGGATCTAATTTTTCTGACACTGTGCGTATTCTTGCTAATTCATCTGAGGGGAACGGCATGTTGGAATTGGCAGTATTAAATGACTTGGTTAGTCCAAGTGTTGATGCACCAATTTCCATTAATGTGTTCGTTTCAGCTTGTGATGATTTCAAGTTGGCTGCTCCAAATGCTTCCAAGGTTAATAATTTCCATTTATTTCCTGTGCCACCCGCTCAGGAATTGGATGCTCTACTAAGAGCACCTATGGAATTGGAAGTTGGAAAAAG